AAAACATGATGGTGTTTTATCGCACTGAGATTGTCTTTCCTTGCGTGCAAAATAGAACGCAATACACGATTGGGCCTGGAGGAAACGTAGGCGCAACGTTTACTGCATCCATAAGTGGCACAACCATGACAGTGCCTGTGGATGGTGTAGCAAGCGGCGCTATCACGATGGGCCAGACGCTCACTGGTTCAGGCGTTACGGCTGGCACTACCATTGTTGGGTTTGGCACAGGCGCTGGTGGTAACGTCAATGAACAAGGCACCTATACGGTTAGTGCGTCGCAAACGGTTGCAAGCACAACCATGACTGCTTACTACGAAAGGCCGCTAACGATTGAAAGTGCTTTTGTGCGCGTCAACACAACGAGCAACGGCGTACCAATTTATGGTGGCGGTTTAGACTATCCCATAGCCATTTTGAGCCTTGAAGAATATGAATCAATTGGTTTGAAGACGCTTAATGGCCCTTGGCCCAAATCCATTTACTATCAGCCTTCGGAGTTGCTTGGCACTGTGTATGTTTGGCCTAATCCAAGCCAAGGCGAGTTGCATTTGTTTACTCAAACTATCTTTCGTGAATTCCAAAACCTTTACAACACCATACAGTTTCCACAAGGTTACAACATGGCGTTGCGTTGGTGTCTTGCAGAACGTTTGATGCCCATGTTTGGAAAGCAGAACACAAACAGCATGAACATGGTTATGGACTATGCAGCGCAGGCTAAGGCAACGTTAAAACGTACCAACATGAAGCCACCGCAAGTCAGCAAATATCCTGATGTGTTGATGACGGGCAGACCAAAAGATGCAGCCTTCATTCTTGATGGAGGCTTCATGTAATGGCAGATTTTGGGTTTGTTGGCGCATCGTATACCACGCGATCAATCTATCAAGACGCACAAGAGTGCATCAACTTTTATCCTGAGATTGATCCAACGAAAGAGCCTGGTGGTCGAGGTATTGTTGCTCTATATCCTACGCCTGGGCTAGTGACTGAGATTCAATTGCCAGCTGGTGAAGTGCGTGGCATGCGTGCTTTATCAGGTTTGCAATATGCGATCGTGGTGTGCGCCAACAAAGTCTATCGAGTTGCTACTGATTTGACTTACATTTTGGTTGGCACGATCAACAGCAATACAGGGCCGGTATCAATTACAGACAACCCTATGACTGTTGAAGGTCTGACAGCTTATATCGTTGATGGTGTGAGCCGGTACTATTATGTTGTTGCAACCAACACGTTTAATGTGCTGCCCATTACAGATGGAGATTGGGTTGGCGCAACAGTTGTTGACACTGTAGACAATTACATTGCTTACAACGAGCCTGGCACGCAAAATTGGGCCGTAACTGATCTTGGGTCACCGTTTTCAACCACCGGTTTGTATGGCGCAAAAGACGGTTCGCCTGATAATTTGGTTGCATTGATTGTCGATCACCGACAGGTATTTTTGCTTGGCGAAGTCACAACAGAAGTATGGATAGATGTTGGCTCACAAATTCCTGGTTTGGTTACGTTTCCTTTCCAGCGCATCAGTGGTGCAAGCTCCCAAAATGGTATTGGTGCGGCGTTTTCTATTGCTAGATTTTCTGACACGTTTATGTTCCTTTCAAGGGATACGCTAGGAACCGCAACGATTGGCCAGATGATTGGTTACGAATACAAGCGCGTTTCAACGCATCCTGTTGAAAACAGCTTAGTTGGTTATGACGTATCAGATGCAAGAGCCTTTTCCTTTCAGGTTGAAGGGCACGAGTTTTACGTCATCACTTTTCCGCAAATAAACCTGACTTGGGTTTATGACTTAGCAACCCAGCAATGGTTCAAATGGCTTTATTGGAATAGCGAAACCGCGCAATATGAGCGCCACCGAGCTAATTGCGGCATTGCTTTTGCCAACAAAACATTGGTTGGCGATTACGAAAATGGCAAGATTTACAGTGTTGATTTTGACGTTTACACAGATGCTGGCAACACCATCAGAAGGCTTAGACGAGCACCGCATCTAACCACTGATTTGCAACGTCAGTTTTTTGAAGAGTTTCAAATACAATTTCAGCCTGGCGTTGGTTTGGTTTCTGGTCAAGGCCAAAACCCGCAAGCCATGTTGCGTTGGTCAAATGACGGTGGTTCAACCTGGTCAAACGAGCATTGGGTAAGCATCGGTGCAATCGGCCAATACAACAATCGAGCCATTTGGCGGCGATTGGGCTGGGGCCGTGATCGTGTGTTTGAAGTAGCTGTCACTGATCCGATCAACGCCGTGATTGTGTCAGCAAACTTGAAAGCATCGGCAGGCGATAACTGATGGTTGCTTTAACCAACATTCGGTTTCCTGTGTCGCCTTTCTTAGACCCAGTGACAGGTAGACCATCACGCGAATGGATACAGTGGTTGCAAAATCCGCAAGTCATTAGTTCAACGATCAACTACATTGTTATTGACGGTGGCGAAATTAACAATACGGTGATTGGCAACATTACACCTGCTGCTGGTACGTTTACAACATTGACAGCGTTGCAGGGCATTGGTGGGGGCAAATTTTGACCACGCGTTTGGTCAATGATCGGCAAAAAGGCTTGCTTTTAGGTTACCAAGCTACCGATTGGAACCATCAAATGTCTTATCATGACTATGAAAATGGCTTGAAAGATTGGATAATTCGGGTGATTGAACGTGATAACCAGCCCATCGGCGCTGTATTCACGAAAGATGATGAGCTGCATGTGTCTGTGCTGCCTAGTTACCGTGGCAAGTGGTTGACAAAAAGTCTTATGCGCGAACTTTTTGAAGGCAAGCGCGTTACCACGAGGGTATCTAAAGGGCATGATCGCATGTATGGCATCCTGCACCGATTAGGCTTTAGCGGCACAGATTTGTTGGTGAAGGGATAAAACATGGGTATTGAAGCTGCTCTACTTGCTTCAGCTGCTGCAAGTGCTATTGGCGGTGGCATGCAAGCCAGTGCTGCTAAATCAGCGGCATCAAAACAGGCAGATGCAGCGCGTTACGCTGCTGATTTGCAACAGCGTCAATTTGAGCTAATCAACCAACAGCAAGCGCCTTATCGTGAAGCTGGGTATGGTGCGTTAACTCGCATTCAAGATTTGTTGCCGCAACTTACTGCGCCGGTTTCAGCGCAAGAAATACAGGGTTTGCCTGGGTTTCAGTTTGCTATTGATCAAGGTATTGGTGCAGCGCGTCAATCATTTAATCCGCGTGGCGGTGGCTCAAACATTGATCGTGCGGCGCAAAAGTTTGCGGTTGATTACCTCACAAGCACTGCGATGCCGCAAGTGTTAGCGCAGCGTCAAAGCATTTACAACACACTAGCGGGTATTGCTGGCATTGGCCAGACAGGGCAAACGCAAGTCAATCAGGCTGGCATGAATGCAGCCGGTAACATTGGCCAGGCAAACATTGGTGCTGCAAGTGCACTAGGCGCTGGCCAGATTGGTGCTGCAAACGCTTACAGCAACGCTTTAGGCGGTGTGGGTAATGCTGCTTTTATGTATTCGCTGTTGAATAGGCCGACAACGCCAACTGCTCCAGCTCCAATAGTTGCTGCTGGCACATCGGGGTAAAACATGGCTGATTTAAGCGTCACACCTGTTGCAGGGCAAATTAGACCAGTGCCATCCATGTCATTGGGTGACATGCTTTCATTGGCACGCGGTGTGCAAGCCTATCAGCAGGCCGAGCAACTCAATCCTTTAGCGGTCAAACAAGCTACGGCGCAAGCACAAACCGCAGAGCAAGCAGCAGAAAGCGGCGGCATTGCTTTGCGTCTTGAGCAGCAAAAAGAAAATGAGCGCAAAGGTTTGCAGCAATTTTTAGCTATACCTGAAAACTATCAAACCAATGGTCGCGTTGATCTTGATAAGTTAAATCTTATAATTCCGCGTTTGGCCCCATTGACAGGGCCAGAGGTTATTCAAAAAATAACGTCATTGGCACAAGCGCAAACTGAAGCAATTAAAGCTAAGCAAGGTTTGACGCAAGAACAACGCAACATGATTGGCGCACGATTGAGCATTTTTGCTAGAGCAGGCGCTACGGACAAACAAACTTATTTGAAAGAACTTGATTTGCTGGGCCGAGAAAACCCAGACAATCCAGACCTTCAGCGTTTGATTGAGTCTTACAAGAAAACACTTGAGAATGTGCAGTCAGGGCCGCTGCTGCCGCAGTTAGCAATCACTGCTGCCAACTCTTTGATGAATGTGGCGCAGCAACAAGAAGCATTTGCACCGCGTGCAGGCGTTTTAGATACCGGCGCACAGATTTTATCTACAGCAACCACACCATCAGTGGCGGGTGGGTTGCCTACGGTACAGGTGGGCGCACCGTTGGCTAGGCGCGAGATTGGGCCAGGTCAAACGATGGAACCAACAGGCCGTGTTGACATCAACAACAACCCCACTGCCTACATTAAAGATTCAACTGGAAGAATTCTCGGCGAAGTCACTATCCCTGTTGGACAAATGCCTGCTGGTCAACCGCAAGTTGGTCAACAACCAGCTGGCATGCCAGCACCTGTTGCTGCACCACAAGCACAGCAAATGACACCACCCGCTGCACCGCCGGTGGCTCGCATGCGTCCTGGCGAAACGCCAGAAACAATGCAGCAAGCGCAAAACATACGTTCGCAAGCATCTAATTCAGCGGCTCAAGTGCCTAATCAAGTGTTTAACAACAATCAAATTATTAAGTTAGCAGATGATGTTATTACGGGCAAAGGCGCTTCTTTTGTAGGCAACTTAACGGGTGGTTATGCTGCTATTCCATTCACTACGGATAATGCAAGCAATTTGAATCAGTTAGGGCATTACATGGCTCTGCAAACTGCTTCGTTAGCTGCGTCATCAGGTCTTGGTGGCACAGATGCAGCGCGTGGTATTGCTGGTGAAATTTCTGGCACTACTAATTGGACTGCACCTGCAATCAAACAAACGGCACGCGTCAATCGTGCTTTGGCAACAAGCACTGATTTGTTCAATCAAGGTGTGCAAAACGCTTTTAATCGCAGTAAAGACCCTTTTTCTGCGCGAGATTTCCAAAACAAATGGTCGCAAACGGTAGACATCAACGCAATACGTCTTTATGACGCAGTGAAAAACAATGATACAGAAGCGATCAAAGAAATTGTAAAGTCAGTTGGTGGTAAGGAATCAACGGGTTACAAGCGTCTGAAACAAAATCTTACGCAAATTCAATCACTTATTGGCCAATGACATGATTTCAATTGACGAAATTGATCGTGCAGTTGATCAAGCAGTTGGCGTAACACCAAAACCATCAGCTCCAAAACAGCCAGCTCCAAAACAGCCAGCACCCATACGAACCAACAATCCAGGTGCCTTGATGCCTGGCGGCAAACTTGCACAGTTTTCAACGATGGAAGAAGGCTTGCAAGCGTTAGACAAGAATCTTGCAAACTATGGCAGAAAAGGTATTAACACGCTTGAACGCGTCATATCGACTTGGGCACCGCCTAATGAAAATGATACGAAAGCATACATAGCGCATGCTGCACGAGTCACTGGCTTAAAGCCTAATCAACAGATTGATCTGTCAAATCCGTTGGTCAGGCATCAAATCAGTGCCGCTATCACGCAAATGGAAAGCGGCAGAAATGCTATTTATGGGCAACCCTTTCGTGTAGATGTGTCAGGTGTTGGCCAGCCAGAAGGCGAGTTTGCGCGAAGTCAAGATCAAACGCCTTCGCAACAAGCTGTGACAAAGTTCATGGCACCAGAAGCGATTGATGCTGCTGTTGATAAGGCTTTAGCAACGCCAGAAAAACAAGGCGCTGTTGCAAGCCGTGTGCAATCATTGTTGCGTGGCACAGCTGGCCTGGCAGATACGCTTGCAGGCGTGGTGCCAAGTGTTGCGGGTATGGCAACCTACGCCGGTGCTAGAGCGATGGGGCAAACGCCAGAAGAAGCTGAAGCAACCAAAGAACGCGTAACACAGCCTTTAGCGCAACCTTTTGGGCGTGCCTTTGGTGTTACAGAAACGCCCGAATACCAAGCAGAAGCAACCCAACGTTTGATGGGTTTTATTGGCGAAAATGTGCAAAAAGGCGCAAATTGGATTGCTGAAAAGACAGGACTTTCAAAGCAAGACGCTCAGTATTACATGGAACTTGCAATGAGTGCCGCACCTTTCAGCAAACGGTTGCAAACAGAAGCAGGCTATGCGGCTGAGGCGGCTAAAAAAGGCGCTGGTGCCGTTGTTGAAGCTGCCAAAGGCGTAACACCGCCGGTGGTGCAGCGTGGCGTTACAAGGGCTGTGGAAGCGGTTGCGCCTGGCACAACAAAGCCTGTTGCAGTGCCACCAACCCTTGGTCAGCAGCCTGGCGTGCAACCTGCTGCTGCTCCTGTTGCGCCTGGTCGCGGTAGCGTTGGCGCTATGGCAACGCCAGATGCGGCGATGATTCAGCAAGCGTTGACAACTGCAACGCCTGAATTTCAAGCGCTATATGGCAACATGCCTATCAACAAAATCAATACGCCTGTTGTGTTGCGGCATCTTGAAGCTGATTCGTTGCCAGTACCAGTGCGACTAACAGAAGGCCAAGCTACAGGCAATGTAAGGTTATTGAGCGAAGAGCAAAATTTACGCGGCGCACAGCCTGAGCTTGCTAATCGATTCAATGAGCAAAACAAGCAGTTGATGGACAATGTGCCATTGATTCGTGAGCGTGCAGCGCCAGATGTTTATGCCACCCGTACGATTGAATCTAGTGAAGCAATTATTGATGCTTACAAAGCCATTGATGAAGCACGAAACACAAAGATTAGAGAAGCGTACAAAGCATTAGAAAACGCTGCAGGCGGTGAGTTTCCTGTTGATGGTGCAGCGATTGCAAGAAATGCCAATGCTGTGCTTGCTAAGAAATTGAAAAGCGAGTTTGTGCCTACTGCTATCAAGAATCAGCTTCAAAGGTTTGCAGATGGCGAGCCTATGACGTTTGAAAACTTTGAGGCGATGCGTACTAACTTGGCCGCTGAGATTCGTAAAGCTAAACGCAACGGCGATGGCAACGCAGCGCAAGCATCAAGCATTGTGCGTGATGCACTCGAAAATTTGCCTTTGAAGGGCAAGGTGGGCAACCTTAAAGGTTTGGCCGATCAAGCAAGAAAGTTAGCAAAAGAGCGTTTTGATGCGCTTGCAAAAGACCCTGCTTATGCTGCAGCGGTGGATGATGCAGTTGCAGCTGACAAGTTTTTTGATAAGTTTGTGATCAACGGTGTTAATAAAAACATCAACACAATGGTTGGTACGCTTGGCAGAGATTCGGTGGCGCATCAACACATGAAAGCTGGTGCAATCAATTGGTTATCTGATAAGGCTGGCATGACAGAACGTGGTGGTAATTTTAGCCAAGCCAACTACAATAAGGCTGTCAAGAAATTGGATGATGCAAGGAACTTTCAGGCTATTTTTGATCCTGAAAGCCAATTGCAACTTAAGACCTTGGGCAACGTTGCTGCTTATACGCAGTTTCAACCGCGAGGTTCATTTGTGAACAATTCCAACACGCTAGTTGGTTATCTTGCTAATCGAGCTGCTGGCGTGGCAGAGCAAGCTGGCAATGTGGCAGGGCTGAAGTTTGCAGGAGGCGTGCCTTTGGGGTCAATGGTGCGCCAGCGCGTGCAAGCATCAAAGCAACAAAGCAGGGCAAAGCAAGCGTTAGAACCAGGTGCTGGAAGCACTTTGAGCGATATAAGCAAGGGTCAATGAAATGAGCCAAGACGTTGAAACAAGATTGTCAGTGCATGAAGCAGTGTGCGCTGAGCGTTATAAGGCGATTGAAGAGTCATTTGGTCGGGTTGAATCGCGGTTTGATGATGGTTCCAACAAGATGAAACGTCTTGAATATTTGATGTATGCGGTTATGGTTGCTGTGTTGCTTGGGCCTGGCGCAGCGGCCATATTTTTCAAAAAGTTGGTAGGTATCTGATGTTTGAAGTGATTTCTGGCGGTTTTCTTGGGACAATCTTTGGTGGATTGTTTAGGATTGCACCAGAAATATTGAAGCATTTGGACAAGGCTAATGAACGTAAGCACGAGTTAGCCATGTTTCAGTTGCAAACGGATTTAGAAAAGCTGCGCGGTGAATTTAGGATGGAAGAGCGTTACGTTGACCATTCCATCACGCAGCTCGATGCGATTAAATCGGCATTTGCAGAACAGGCGGCAACAGCTCAAGCAGCTGGCAAATGGATGTCTGCGTTGTCTGCAAGCGTAAGGCCTGGCATTACATGGTTTTTGTTTGGTTTGTATGCGGCGGTTAAGGTGGCTGCAATTATTGTGGCATGGCAAAGCAATGCAGTATGGTCAGACGTATTGAAACAAAGTTGGAATCAAGATGACTTTGGAATGCTGATGATGATTCTGACGTTTTGGTTTGTTGGTCGCAGCATCGAGAAATATAGGGGTTAGTCATGACGTTACGAGTTGCAGGCGGCACAGGCGGCGGTGCAAGTGGCTATAGCGGAGTGTCCGGATATTCGGGGCGTAGTGGCTTTAGCGGCATATCGGGTTTTTCAGGCATATCAGGTTTTTCAGGCGACAACCCTGGTTCTTCTGGCTATAGCGGATTTAGTGGCTACAGCGGTTTTAGCGGTGACAATCCTGGGTCATCGGGTTACAGCGGCCAAAGTGGATACAGCGGCATCAGTGGTTATTCGGGTAGCGGTGTAAGCGGGTTTAGCGGCACATCGGGCTATAGCGGATGGAGTGGATTTTCTGGCCGCAGCGGATACAGTGGGACTAGCGGTTACAGTGGTTATAGTGGGTTTTCAGGGTTTTCTGGTGACAACCCGGGTAGCAGCGGTTATTCTGGATTTTCAGGGTTCTCAGGCACTAGCGGGTATTCTGGCCGGTCAGGTTATTCAGGCGCTAGCGCACCTTCTATTGCTGCGTACGAAAATAACGTATTGCTTTCTTCAAGCATCACTGGCATCAACGTTGGTCTTGGCTTGTCAGCAAATCTTTCAGGCACTGTGCTGGACATATTGCCTGGCTTAGATATTAAAGATGAAGGTACAACGCTTACTACAGGCGCTTATTCAATTGATTTCACGGGTGCTGGTGTTACAGCAACCACTGTTGGCGCAAATGTTACTGTAAACATTCCTGGTGGTGGCGGCAGCGGCGGTTCTGGCGTATCGGGCTACAGTGGCTATTCTGGCTTCAGTGGTTACAGTGGCTATTCTGGCTTCAGTGGTTACAGTGGGATAAGTGGCTATTCTGGTGCTGGCGCAGCTGGGACATCTGGATATTCAGGGTATTCAGGAATATCTGGATACTCTGGGTATTCGGGTATTTCTGGCTTCAGTGGAATTTCAGGATTTAGTGGA